ATGAACCTCATGAAAGTATTAAAACCAGAAGACTTCTTAATCGGAGACATCGTACAGCTGAAGTCCGGAGGTCCAAAAATGACCGTTATTGAAATTGAGCTGAATTTCATAAAATCAAAATACTGGAATATTGATAAAGGAACTTTTGAATACGATCACTCAGACTTTGAAACGTTAATTAATTTTACCGCAGAAAAAAGAGATTAACGCTTTATCGCCGTCTTTTATAATAAAGCGCTGTCTTATAAGAGATTTTAGTGCCTTAAGATATCTCAGGCTCTCACCCACCCTCTTTTGAGTGCCAAATTTTCTTGGTTTCTACAAGAAAAAACGATTTTCAATTTTCAATAAATAAATTTTATCGTATTTTTGACGCAGTTCTGTAGTGTAATGGCTACCACGTCAGATTCTGGTTCTGAAGATCTAGGTTCGAGCCCTAGCAGGACTGCAAATTATCACAAAAGAGTCCCTCAGGCAGCAGAAACGCAGGTTTCTGTTTGCCGGATGTTTTCCGGGGATCCCCCAGTCGAGTCGTTAGGACAGTTTTTAACAAATTGTTTGCCGTCACTATGCGACTATTAATGAAAAATTCTTTACTCAATCAATCGCTTACAGTTAATATTCGTTTGCGTCCCTCAGAGCGGAAAAATGCTTCTGAAGGAAATGTTGTGCTCCAGGTGATCATCGGGCGCAAGCCAGATCGCATCCCGTTGAAGATCCGCTGGCCTCTAGCGAAGTTTGATGAAGCTACCGGCCTACTCCTACCCAGGCACAAAAATGACCAGGTGTGCAGTGACTATAATTTGATGATCGGCCAGGCTATGGCGAAAGCCAATGAGATCTGTGTTGATTTCCGACTAAGTAATAAAGCAATCAGCCATCAGGAGTTCAGAAACCGATTTCAGAACTACACCAGTACAGATCCTTTTGCTGAATACATTATTAGGAAAGCAGATGAACGTTATCAGGAAGGCGTAATCAAAGCACCAACCAGGGAAGTCGCCATCACAACTGCTAACCGGTGGAAAAACTACGCCGCGAAAAAGAAGGAAGAAGTTTCATTTGCTACCCTGTCAAAAGCTTTGGTATTGCGTTTCCGGAACTGGCTACGCGATGAAGAGAACAGGGAGCATAACACAATCGTCACTGCGCTCAAGGTGACAAAGAATTACTGCAGGTTGGCTGCGAAAGATAATTATAGGTTTGATCCGGAAGCACTGGAGGTTACCACTACGTTCAGACGCGGCCGCAAAGTTGGTTTGAACCAAGACGAGGTACAACTACTAAAAGACAAGTATACGTCGGGTACCGGCACCGATCATGAACAAGAGTGCTTACGGAAATTCCTATTCATGGTTTACACTGGGCTCCGGATCTCAGATGCAAACCGGGTAAACAGCAGACATATTAACAATGGGGAACTGAATATCCTGTTGTATAAAACAAAAGATACAGGCCGAAAAACGATTATCAAACTACCGCCATTTGCACTGGAGTTGATCAAGGGACGGAAAGGGCTGCTGTTTAAGCCTATGCTTGACCAGCTCTTCAACAAGACGATGAATGCGATTGCCGGAAAGATAGGAATCAGCAAAAGTGTCAGCGCTCATGTAGCAAGGTTTACGTTTGCAAGGTTTCTATATAAGAAGAGCAAGAATCTTAAGGCTGTGAGTGATCTGCTCGGACATACTACGATCAGGACGACTGAGCTTTATCTGCAGTTAGATGATGAGGAAAGAGGTGATTGTACGAAGTTTCTGGAGGAGTTGTAGTAACCTCCGCTTATGTAGCGGAGGGGTTGAGGATGCGGAGCATGGATCGTATATTACTTAAGGGTTCAGCCATTGGGTGTCAAGGAATTTAATTTTACTATCGAGAAACAATATTATTTGTTCTATTGTAGGTTCACCGTCAGTGAAAAGTAAGGGCCATATAGCTCTGTCATCCTCATAAACTTTCCTAGGCACTTCTTTAATTTGATCATTGAAATACTTTTGGAGGTTACTTGTTGAGATAAATCCATCGTTCCTCAATTTAGTATACATCGCTTTGATTTGCGTTATGTATCTTGTTTTGAAAGTCGCCCAAATATCATGGTTAATATCAAACTGAGGTCTTGTAGGATCAATAACATAAGTACCTGTACCGCTCCAAGGGTTTAACCCTAAGGTTAAATCCATATCGTAAGGTATGATAGTCCAATGAGTCCCATCCCAGGTAATAATATTATAATTGTTCCCGTTAGTATCCCGGTTAGATATCAACTCTGAGAATATTATCCATATTATCCAATGATTTAGCACGATATAATCTGCGTGATTTGCGTAGCTTGAATTAAGCGTGGCGGTAAATGAGAAGAGCCGGTTAATGTTAGCTAATACTTCAGCATCGGGAACGGGACCTAAGTCTTCATATCCAGTCATCTTAGGACTTTTTATCTCCCAGTCTTTGCCATCAAATGTCTTGCTCAACAGTGCTGTATATGTCCCACTGTCTAAAAAAATATGTTTTTTGTTTGCATTGTCCAATGCGTAATTTTCTCTAGCTTTTTTCGTCCTCAGAGTATATAATCCATAAAAGGTATCATAGACATAAACAGCTACAGGCAGTCCATCGGTATGATATTTTGCATCAGCTATATAAGCATCGGCCTCCTTGGGATTCGTATTTAACGCGAACACTTTATTATTAACTTTTGACTCAGGATAATCAAGCGTGTTGATCATATCTCTCCAAATTCTACCGCAAGCAACATCACGAGTATGTGTTCTGTCAGTATAATACGCTTTCAAATGCCAGCTATCTGTGGCTACAATATCACCTATCTTTAATTTCAAGCCATCATAATCATAATTAAAAAGATCAAGCGTAAAGCCTTTTTTTGCTAATAAGGCAGAACCATGACCCTGAACAGATAATTCCTGATTTGCTTGAAAGACTGTTTTGCCATCAACTTTTATTTTCATAGTTCCGGGAGTTACTCTCCTTGCTACACTGGCATCAGTTGGCATAGCTCCATAGAAGTGAATTGAGGCAAATTTTGGCCTTTCGATCTGGACAAATTTAGCTTTAGGTATTTCCACATTATCCGTACCCATAAGGTTATATAGATACTGAGCGTTAGCGTCTACCAATAACCCCGTACGGATAATCTTTATATACAAATCATCTTTATCGTATTGATAAAACCTATTGTTGAAAGCGACAAACCCGTCTTGATTAACTTCGTAGAATGCCTTGGTATTGTATAGAGGCTGTGAAGAAAGAGGGTTCGGAAAACTACCCAAAGAGGTAATAAAGGATGATAAGTCTTGAGTCGAGTATAAGCCACCGATAATCCTTCCGGTATCTCCACGAAGATTTATCTCTAACAAATCCCCTGTTTTAACAGGGTAAAACTCTGAATAACGCCATCCATTTTGATTTTGTGTTATAGTTGATCCAGCTATAAAAGCGGTATCTGTCCAACGGATCTTATTCATAATCTGATCATTCCCAGTCTGAGTAAGCCATTTATTGTTTACGTCACTGACTTTCTTATCAAGGTCTTGAGCATTTATAATTTGATCAATACCGTTGTTATCCTCAATATTGATATAAAGATCATTAGCAGTATAATTGACGTAAGCGTAAGAAAACACGATATAACCATTGGCAGCTATATTATAGTCGAATTTCTTATTAGTTAGCCCCGTACTACTGTTATGCTTACCGATAATGGATACAAAGCTATCAAAGCTGTTAGAGCTATAAAACGCAGCCATTATACGAGTGCTTAATCCCCTAAGATAGGCGCTAACTTTCTGGCCAGCCTTAACTTGAACGAAGACAGAAGTATTCCAACCGTTGTCGGTTTTTATACTTCTTGCATCATCGTTAAATGATCGGTCTTTTTGCCAAGTAATTGAGCTGAATATATCCGCTCGGGTACGTTTAACAACCCATGAACTTTTATCACTGCCGACCTTCTCGACCCACTTTGCAGAAGTGCCCGGCACATCTGCTGCAACTGTTGCGGTGTTGGATTCATATATTTTACCTCCATAGAATACCTGAGAGCCTGCGGTATATATTGCCGCCGACCATTCCTTTATTTTAGGATCGGGTGGATCAACAACCTTTACAAGGTCTGCATCTCCGTACCTCCCGCTCGGCCACCAGTACTGCACCAACGTCCCATTAATCCGGATCATTGGCTTTTTACCTAATCGGAAATTGACTCCGTTGCCGTCCACCGTGTTAGATATCGCTGCGCATGCAGCCGCTATGCTATCATAAGGACCTTCATGCGAGTCTAATGGTCCGCCGGTTGTTAATCTTATGCTCGTCGCTCTATCTACTGCTGTCATTTTTTGCTTTTTCTAATATGATATGGTGATCTCGATTACTTGAATAAGGTATGGCCATCTTCATAGTGCGGACCGTATAGGCGATGCCATCGATCGCCATTTGGAATGGCTTGTAAAGCGCTTCCAGCGCCTCTTCTGAAACTGGATCATACACCTGATCTAATGCCAATGTATTGGGATGCGCTACGGTAAAGATTTTGTTTAACCCGGTGGCAAAGTCAAACTCAAGAATACTTGCAGACTGCTTACTTAGATTTTTGATAGCGGCTGGAGTAATAGGAGCGCTTACTGATGGCCCGAAGTAAACAAGCTGTTGTGATATCACTTGGTTCGACCGCTTTAGTCGAAACACTATTTTACGAGGTTCCAGATAATTTACTGCAGCGGTCATCTTGTACACGTTATATTCAAGATCATCGACCAGCAGTTTCGATAGCGTAAACAAAGGCGTCAGATTCTCCTTCGTGATGGAATCCGTAACAAAGTCAATAACCAGTTCCGGAGGCGTCGCAATTATGAAAATCCTGTTCTTGCCGGTTTCAAACACATAATCTAGGTCCCGGGTACTGGAGAACGGAAGATTCTTGATAGTATACGCTGAAATAATACCTTGCGCAGCTGGTCCATAATAAACTGAATTGAATACAGTTTCGATCTCAGGTAGCTCCTTTCTTTCTACCTGCAGGTATTTCGTTTGCTTTGCATAAGCAAAAGTGAAGTTGTAACCATTCAGATCACCAGGAACAGAATCCAATGTTTGCTTAGGGAGTATAACACTCTTCAGTTGTCCAGATACCAGGTGAAACTTATTAAGCGATTTAAAAAACTCCAGTGACCAGATCCGCTCCGCTTCAGACTTGAAGAAACCGGTTTCCTTGCTGAATACCTGATTCGGATCGACCTGGTAATCAATAGTCATATCATCAAACTGGCCACGGGAAATACTGAAGCTATCGTTATGCTCGATTTGTCCATCAAAGCAAATGCTATCGATTCCGCCTAACGAATTCTGGAAAACAAAGGTGTCAGCAAACTCCATGGTGCCATCCCGCAGCACATAGCGCTGCAAATAAGACACAATTACACCATCTACTTCTACCCAGACGTCGATACAGTAAGGTTGTGCGGTGAACAATGCTGATAAACGAGCGAATGAAACATTTACTGTTGCAAGGTTACCAGCAGAAACCGAAGCCAGCTCTGCTACCTGTATCGTTGAATCAGCAAAGTAGGCCCTTGCCTTAAAATCGCTTTTTGAAACCGCGTAGTAGCTTAGCCAATTGGGGTCCCCTAATCGGATATCCCTGATTTGAGGCTGCCAGGTGAGAAAGTTGCCTACCAGAAATTCCGCAGTGCCCAGGACCGGTAGGTCCACACCACCCTTCAAAACGATGAACGTTTCGAAAGCTGTTCCAATTAAGGCCGTGAATTGCTTATGTGCAGACGATTGATAGACGACAGACGCCGTAAGCGCCGGAACCTCTACCGACAGTAAGCCGTCGATCACTGACTCCAGGTCTATCCTGATCTCTCCAGAAGCATCCTGGAAATATGTCTCCTCCAGAATGAGTTCTGCATCCAGGAGGAGCTTGAATTCTACCGGAGCATCGGCCGTCAGCACAAAATCAGGCAGATTGCCGCAAAAGTTAATTGCTGCAGGTTTTGAAACAATAACCATTACCGACGGCGATAGATTATAATGCTTAGCACAATCACGATACCTGCAAGCGTGAGGATAATAATTTTCGCAGATCCGTATTTCTCCTGCAGTGTAGTCAACCTTGTTTCGACTTCGGTTTTAGCTTTGAACTCGTTGTTTATGCTACCCTGTAGCGTATTGAACTGTAATTGCAAAGAATCCCGATATCGTGCTTCCAGGGCATATAGTTTTGCGGTATCTTCCAAGTATGTTGTATCACGGATGATCACAGAATCCTTAGTTGATGGAGGACATTGAACCAATCCGGAAGGGGGACACGGAATAGTCTGTCCTGGAATGGTATCACGGATGATTACAGGTTTGCCAGGCTTAGTTACTTCTTTTACTGGAAACTTCTCAGAGCACTTTTGAGCAAGCACTTCCGGATGATCATTCAGGTAGGCTTCAGCTTTAACCTGGAGAAATTCCGGATTACGATCGAAGTACTTGTCTACCTTCTTTTGGGTTACACAGGCTGAAGCGAGCAGAGCAATGCAGGCCAGCGATAAAATGAATCGTTTCATATAAGGGAGTTGAGTTTTGCGCGGATTTTTTGAATGATGTGCGTTTTGTCTTTGCCGTCGATCACGGCGATGTTCTCCAGGATAGAGATCATGTTTTCAAAGAAGATCTGCATGATCAGGAAGGTCTGCACCCATTCGTATATAACAGCAGTGACCGTTTGGTCATGGTTCCGGTAATGGGAGGCCAGCAAGAAAGGCACTGATATCAGCACCAGGTAGTAAAAAAACTTGAATCCAAATCGTGAAAGTCTGGAGCTGCTGAACTTCTCCTTTTTGATCGAGCTGGCCGTTATGCCGGACACCAGCTCTACGATCATGATCAGGAGGAAAGCTGCCATAGCCAGGTCATCGATCCCAAACACCTTTTCTACACCTGCACCGACTATGCTCACTGATACTAAGAGAGAGGTTGAGCTGTACTTTGCAGAGGGGAACATCGAGCAAGCCCATTCGGAAACGCTGTTATATTCAAACCCTCTCAGCAGCTTCAAAAATATTTCTTTCATAGTACCAAATCTACCCGGGACGTACCCGGGTAGAAAGGACAAAGAGGCTTAGTAAATGAGGATTGTATCAGCTGGTGGAACAGGATCAACCGACTCAACACTGACCAAAAAACTCGGAGAGGCAGAAGATCCGACATCGAACAGATCGCTAAAATCGGCTCCGCTTAAAGCACCGGCATTTACGACTACCGGATAAAGGTCTGTTCCGAACTCCTGACCATTATTCACGTAGCAGGTCGCCCTGACGTAGAAGGTAGTATTAACACTTAGCGCCTGTGATAACGCAACCGTTGTGGATGCATATATATGATCCTTATTAATCTGACCATTAATAACCTTCCATCCTGGTCTTGCAGATACAGATACGATGACTGTTTTCGACGCCAGGCATACACCATACAAATTAGCGTTAGCTTGACCTTCAGCATTAAAGTTCGTATCTGCATCTGCTTGCTGATCCGCGTCATTCTGGCTGATCAGCGAGGTGTACGTCTTGGAATACGGCACAAAACTACCGGTGACTCCCGTTCCGCAACCTTGCTTCTGAAACTGAGCTGTGCGGACTGACCTGTACACCGGTGGCGTAGTCGGGGTTGCTTCTATAAAGTCCACTTCAGCTGGAGATATCCCGTTATGGTTGATCGTTACGCTCAGCTTTTCGATAAAGAACAGCTTACCCTGGATATGCTTCTTCTTTGAAAGATCCAGATTCTTCAGGTCCAAGGCCGAAAGCAGGATCGTTCCGGAAGCCCGGAGCTTGGTAGTTTCGATCCATTCTCTGTAGGCAGTGTGAAACCGGATCAGCAATCCGTTTTCACCGTCCCAATTCAGGCTGATATCGCCTAACCGGTTACCGTATTGATCGACGTTGTGGTTAGTCAGCATCGGGTACTGATCAGGCTGGGTGAAGGTATTGTTCAAGCCCTGGTAAATCATAATGTAACCCGTATTGGGCCGCAGCAAACGATCACCTTCCCAGATTGGCACCATCCAGTTTCGTCTCGTTATAACTGGTTGCTCGACATTATTCCACCAATAGAAATCTACTGTCATCGGTAAGGGTTGTACATTCGAGACCATATCGAAAGATTCCCCCTCAGGCTCATTAAACCCACCAAATCCGGCATTGACTACTTCATAGGTATATATCACTGGCGGTCCGGATTCCGGATTATTCGTCGCAATTTTCTTCATTACCTGGTTAAGTGACGCGACGTAGTATTCATTCTCGTTATCATCCGGCGTAACCTGAAGATCTACCAGGTCCGAAAGATTACCGACCGTACTGACGGGTACATAGTCTTTCATCTCGTCAATATTGTCAGCGTAACCGTAGATATATTCCAATGAATCCACTTTAGATATGATCAGCTCCCCTATCAATTTATTTCCCCAATTCTCAATAATTCTGGAGTTAAGAATATCCTGGTTGAAGACAATCCGGAATTTACCTTTCACAGAAAAGAGCGTACAGCAGAACACTTTCAAAATATCCTTAAAAAACTCGTTCGCCTGCAGATCCGGAAGATATGACTCGAGCTTAAAATATTGCTCAATATTATACTGATATGAATTATCGAGAATGATACCCTTATATGATTGCATGAGGCCATCATAATAATTCGGATGGTAAGACGTAACTAAGACGATCTTTGCAAGTTCTCCCTGGTGGAACACATTTTCCTCTAAGGTATCATCAAAGATTTCGTCAAAAATGGTGTGCAGAAAGGGTTGCGGGAATACGGGTCCCATACGATTATCCCACTCCCACGGCACTGCATAAGTCTTATCCTTTGCATTAAAGAAATTGAAATACTGAATATCCAGAGCGTCGTATCCGAATCCCCATGGTGCTTGACCAGGACCAAGGTTCGGCCACTCTGCATCCTTTATCCGGATTGGAGCAGCTACGAAGTCTGTGGATCCGACCAGGCGCGACTGAATAAACTGCCTGTATTTCGGTGCATAGTTATCCGGGTTATTGAAGTTGATCACATTACGCGTTCCCAAACCGAAACTATACTTCTCTGCATCGATATCTTTGAGCTTCTTAGTCAGGTTATCAGAGAAAACTACACCACGGAAAAACGCCTTGATTGTCTTATTAAACTGCTGAACGACAAGCGCACCAGTAAGTATGTTGATCGCTCCGAAGTAGATCCTACAGCTGTATTCCTTAAACCCGCCCTTTGACGTTACTCTGTTGGGGAACTTGAAGAATTTGAGGTTTTCAGGAGTTGATGGAAGGTCAAAGGTAGTGGTATACGGTGTCGGGATCCTCTCTGCAGTAACAAAGGGATTTTCGATAATCAGATTGAGGGAGAAGTTTTCAGTGAGCTGAACCGTGTATTCATCAGCAATTATTTTCAGCATTACAGTGTGTTTTTAGATTGCAGATCTGTTAATTCTTTTTGCTTTTCGTTGAAGCCGTTTTTGCCCAGGAGCACGACTTCAGCGGTAATCGGATCCTCCAGGCGCTCGTTGAGTTTTGCTATCGCCTGGCTGGTTTTGATAAGCAGTTCTTTGACTTCCGGATCGGTCTGTATAGCCGGAGCTGCTACCGGAGCAACCGGGTTGTCATTGAAAGATCCTCCGGAGGCTCGGCCGCTGATCCGGGTTGAGTTTTGGCGGTTCGCCATGATCTGCTCCAGGTTGAGGGTACTGATGGTGCCATTCCGCTGAGCGGTATCGATCGCGCTCAGCACCGGACGAATAGAGGGATTACTTACGCCGGCATTATTGACCACGAACTCACTGCCTGATTCGCCAACCAGGACGGTAGGACGATTAACGAAGCCTCGTTTGCCTGGATCATTCTTAGCCCGGAACTTGCGACCATCCTGTGAACGGCGAACGGCCATATATGGCGGGTTGTCGTCATCATCGAACGGTCCACCATCTTCGCGACCGGGTATTTCCGGAAGAGGTGTTTTCATAATGGTACCGATTTGAAGAGCTCCTATAGATCCAACGATTGCGGCCAAGACCAGGTTGGGCAATGCTTTGGCCACACCTGCTGCAGTATTGATCACTGCATTCATCAGGGCAATGCCCTTCTCCCTCTTCGCCGCCTTATAATCCAATTCGGCTTTCTTCTGGTCGAGATCCGCATCGAGCTTTTCTACTTGCTCGTTATATTTCTCCTGGCTGATCTTTCCGGAGTCGAGCTGCTTCTTAAGAGCCGTTTTCTTTTTGTTCGTCGCACTCTCGAATTCCTGCAGCTGCTTCTTTTCTCCGGCTTCGACAAATTGATTGTACATCGACCAGGCAGCGACCAAACCTTTCGCAGCCATGGCCAGGTCATCTACACCTATTTTACCATCTGCGAGGTTTTGGAACATCTGCTCCCAGTCAGCAGCAGAAAAGCCGAGGATATCCACTTTATCCAGATCATTCTTCCTGGCAGCATCGTCCGGATTGTCTGATGTAGGATTTTTGAGCTGAGCCAAGAGGTTTTTTACCTCCAGGATCTTTTTCTCCAGGGCTTCTTTCTCTTCATCACTCAGGATCTTGTCAGAAAGGTTAAGACCTTCAAATTCTCCGGAAGACATCGAAGCCTGCAGCTCTCTGAGTAACCCTTCGAGATGCTTTTTGGTCAGCTCCGTTTCTTCGGCCTGGTGAATTTTTTGAAGCGCCTTTTTTGCCTGATCGAGCGTCGTAATATTTGCAAGCGCACGATCTCCCATTGATCCTTCGAGAAGCGCCTTCGCATCAGCCAGGGTAGACACTTCCGATAGTTCGATGTTGTTACGGATTCGCAAGTCAGCGAGCTCCGTTTCATAAGCACGCTGCTTCGCCTCAATACCATCTTTCATGGTTTTTGCATCGATCTTATTGAGGTTAGCCTGGTGGATGGCTTCAAGAGTTTCGATGGCCCGGATCTTACTCTGCAGTAAAGCGACTTCTTTTTGATTGTTCGCTTGCGTGGCCACAAGCAGTTTCGCCTGAAGATCTTCCAGAGTAACATTCGTAAGGCCAGCCTTTTCGACACGCTGCAGGTGAGCTTCATTTTCCTGCTCAACCTCTTCGTTAAGGGTGTTAATTAGGCTATCACGGTACTTTTGTTGGGCACGTTGACGCTTCTCCAGCTCGGCTATAGCAGACGAGGTTTGTTCCTTTTGGAACTTATCACCCTTTGCATTGATACCGGCAATCTTGGTCAGATGCTCCTGCTCCAGAACAGCAAGTTTCTCCAATTCATCGGTAGTCATCCCCGATCTGCTTTTGCCGAAGAGATCCGCTGCTTTCAGTCGATCCTGGTAAGCTTTGTTTTCTGCGGAGATCTCATCCCGGCGGGCTTTCTCGGAAGCGACTTTAGCAGCCTTAACTTCTTTTTCGCGTTTTTTGCGGGCAGCTTCCGATTCGTATATCTCTGTGCTACCGGTTGTATCGATAACTTTGACTGGTTCGGTCGCCTTCGCATTCAGATCCTTTTCAAACTCTGTAAGTAAATCCGTGCTTTGTTTCTCCAGATCAGCGACTTCTTTTTTCAGACTCTCAAGATACGCCTGAGATGTCGACTTCCCATTCGTAGCACGAAAGCCTGCTGATAGACGTTCCATCCAAGTAGAAGATCCGTATCCTTCAGTGATCTTTCTGTTTACATCAGCTTTTCGTTCGTCGATTTGCGTAAGCCGTTTTAGTGCTGCATCTGCGCGGGCCCGGCTGGCTAACATCGAAACGTATTCTTTAACCGCCTTAGTTGCTTTTCCAGCAAGTATTTCTTCGTCTGAGTAGGCCTTCAGGTATTCAGGCATAATATCCCGGAGATTCTTGACAGCAGAAAGGCGATCGGTCTTGCTCAACGTTTCGTTCTTGATCGCCCTGATGAGAGTATCAATGCTATTCTTCTCTTCTACTATCGCCTTGGTAGCTTCCGTTTTAACTTCATTGAACAGGCGCTGTGCTTTTTCGGCATCAGTAAGCCTACGGGTGTAAAGAAGCAGCGCCGTACCACCGGCTACCAAAACGGCGATAAGCATAGCGATCGGGTTCAGCTTCGTTACCAGATTAAAGGCAATCATCTCCGCTCTGGCTGCAGCGATATTTCCGATGACCAAAGCATAGGCAGCGGATAGCAAGTGCATGGAACCGGTCATCACGTTATCCCAGAACACTTTTGTTTTCGCCAGTGCAATTTCGTAAGTCCGGAAGATGATTCCTTGTTTGGAAAGTCCGTTCGAAATAAATTGAACCGCATTATAGGCTGCAATACCTGCAGTAAGTGAGAGGATCACTCGCCAATTATCGAACAGGAAGCCGGTCATTGTCGAGAGCGTCCGGATGAACGTCGATAGCAAAGAGTTAGAGGCCGTTTGTATCGGAAAAAGTCGTTCGCCCAACTCAGTAGAATACAGGTGCAGCTCCTTACGTGATCTCTCCAGTTGAGCCTGAGCAGTCGAGTTCATCGTATTGTACTCTTTTCCGATCGAGGTTCCTTCCGCGAATGACTTGATAGATAGGTCCTGCTGTTGACGAAGCAGCTCGGTATTGTTTGCAAGTGCATTCAAAACGGAAACAGATCTCGCACCGTCGACCCCCAAATCATCCAGGCGGTGCACCATTTCCGTCAGGCCACTGTTATTGCCTTTAATGCCTTCAAGTACCCTGATGAACGCTTCGTTCGCATCCTTATTCAGCAAATCAGTGAAGGACTTGATATCCATACCTGCCACTTTCGCATATGCACCGGTATTCCGGAACATATCAGGAATGATATTGGCGTAGGCTGTACCTGATACCTCAGCGGATTGACCGAGGGTGTCGAGGGTTGCAGCCAAGCCTAGCACGTTTTGTATACTGATATCGGCCGCAGGGGCGATACCCGCAACTCGCTGCGTGAAGTCGACCATATATCCTTCATTCGCCGTTGTGGCAGCACCCAAATCATTTACAGTGGAACCCGTTCTGATCAACGCCTCCTCCAGTGGATACTCATCTTTTAGATTAAAGATGTCTACCAGTTTCCCAACCTGGTTAACCGTTTCCTCTACATCACCGCCTAGATCTTCATTCAGAGCCACGACGATCTGATCAGTTGCCCTGACAAACCCTTCGATTTCTTCCAGATCACCAACACCCAGCTTCCCTCCGATTCTACCAAGGCCGAGCAGATCCTCCTGCGTTGTACGTGTAACCAATCCCTTCAGCTCCTGATTAAGTTCCTTCACCTCATCCTTGGTCAGACCAGTCGTTTTCTGTACGCCACCCATCACATCATCAAGTTCAGCATAGTCATTGATAGCCTGCTTTGCTCCGGAGATTGCTGCAAAGAAGGAAGCGACACCTGCAGCAATCACACCGAAAAACTTGTTGAACCGATCAGACATTCGCTCCAGAGCGGATCCCGTCTGTGTAGATTCTACCTTGACCTCTGCAATTCTATTGTTTACAGCGTCAAGTTGGTTTTTGAAGATATTCCATCTTTCAGATCCAGGAACGGAGTTATCCATCGCTTTCTTGAGTGCGACGGCATTTGCTTTCAGCTCGGTTGAACTCATCTTCGCCACATCCTGAGCTTTGACCAGTTGGATCAGCTTATTTCGGGATTGCTCGATGGCATCATTCTTTTGACGTATCGATGCAACTACTGCTTTGTACTCTGCAGTATCCTTCTTACCTGCAGCACGCAACTTTGCTTCCTGCTTCTCGAGCAACCCAACTTCCTTCGTTGTGTCTTTTATCGATCGTGACAAATCACCAAGTTCCTTTTTACCCTGGTTGCCGTTGACGATCACATTCAAGATCAGATCTTCGTCCTTAACTTTCTTTGCCATCTTATTTGATTAAGTCTTTGCGGATTGCGTCTGCTACTTCAGAAGAGAACTCATTCTGCAGTCGGTATGCGATGCTGTGATAGTGACCCATGACGAAGCGATTGTACAGGCGATAGCCCTTCTTAATCTTCGTGGCCTTCGATTTTTTGTTGCGTTTCACCTTGCGTTTCATGTCCAGGAAGCGCAGGTATGCAGGAAAAGTGGAGGTTAGTTTGCCTGAGAGGTCGTCGTTCTGAGTGACCGATGCAGTACGGTCTTGGATAAGCCGTCGAGTATGGAACTTAAGGCGCTTCTCTATTTCGATACCTTGGTTTTTGACCAGGCGCTTTCCTTCATCTTCAAGCACCTGTTTAATGAATTCTCTTTTGATGTAGCTCATGCGATCTATTGATAAGCTAAGCTATCTCAGGGGCGTTGCTGGAGAAAGGACACGTGTGTGCCTGGGCATGGGTGTTGCGGAGGGTTTGCAGGATATGATGTTGATGGACAGGAGCTATCGTCGACTGATGAAGGGATGCAACGACTTGAGGGCGTTGATGTTGCCTTGGCAAGGGGTGCAAGGCGTTGTCATATATCCTTTTTCAGAGGCCATTTGCAACTGCAACCAAGAGGCAGGGCGGGCCGGTCTGAGACGTTAGTGAGTAGAAAGTCACTTTTTTGCTTAGGGATTTTTTCGACTGAAAATCAGGATTTTGATGGTTTTTCAACCCGAGAAATGGGGTGTTTTTCGGCTTTTTTTAACGCAAAAACGGCCAAAAACAGGGGTTTTTTATTCTGCTTTTGGCCCTGTGGTATTTGCTGATAGTGACTTTCGTCTATAAATCACCAATTATTGCCTCTAACTTCCATAGATATTGCTTTCTTGATTTGCATAATAAAAGCCGGCATCTCGATACTAACCTTTTCGAATAATTTTTTCTTGCCTATCCAAGTTTTTGGAAAGTTATCCAAAGACGCCCGACCAGCCCCACCTCTATCATCAAAATGGAGATCGGTAATAGAATACTTATATCTTCCATCTTTGAACTGAAAGTCTATCGTAAATCTCATAGGTAAATCTTTTCCCAGATAGCGGATAGTCGTCAGTGCATCACCAAACAAGCGATCGCCCGAATTCACTTGCAGTAGTTCCTTATCAAAAAGGCCAGTGTACCATCTCAGGGCAGCGGCATGCAACTGCGTTTTGGTAACATTGTCGGCTTGTACCACTTCGGAATAGGTAATCTTTCCGGTTTCGGCATCAATTGGAAGAGACGATTCTTGTGCAATCGTAGGAATCGTTACATAAGCGAATAACATAATTAATGCAATGCGTTTCATAATCTTACAGCGAATTATTTAGCTAACTTTATTTTATCGACAACTTTGTTCAAGAGCTCTAGTTCATCGTTATGTAGTTTTTTACTTTCAATAATCAAGCTGCTGTCAGTATTTTTTATGCGGTCATAAGCTTCACCCTCTCGCAACAGCTCAACCAAATCCCTCTTTGAAATTTCTTCCCTGAGTAATTTAATATAAAATAGATTTTCTTCTCTTAGTCTTTGGACGCCTTGGTAATATCTGAACTCATCCATTGTAAACTTATATTGCCTTAGTAAGAAAAAAGCGAGGAGTTCTAGAAAAATAAGGGCTCCAAATTTTGATAGCATGAAAGGTAACGGCTTAAGCGGTGAATCCTTATCAACGATCAACTTGTCTAGCGTCGGAGTGAATTCGTATGAAAAATATATCAAACCTCCAATTGCCACTGCTCCTCCAAAAAGCAAGAAGGCTCCAGCACGATTATATAAACCTGATGATAGTTTTCTTGATGATTCACTTAAACTTGCGTAATAGCTTTCTTCGGACGATATGCCATTGCTATATAATACATTGAACTCTCTTCTTCGTTTGCGTAACTCATCTATATCCTTCGATAGGCGCTTTTCAAAAATTCCGAATCGACTTCTAAGCATCGTAAATGGGGAGACACCAAATATCAACCTAAAAGAAAAAGTGAGCAGGTTCGGCGCGAAGGCAAAAATTAATGCTTCAATAGTTCCGAAATTATTTAAAAAGGATATATCGAAAAAATCACTTGAGGTCGGTTTAGGCGCCGTTAAAATAAAGATGATTATTGAAAAAGCAGCGAGAAGATAGTCTTCCACATTCGAATATCTTTTTTGGATTCTGTCTTGGAATTCAACCAATTTGTGTATTTCGCCACTTATTCGCTGATATTCGTCTATTTCAAGACCTGGACAAGGATCTTCCTTCTTATTACTTTCAGTCATCGATGGTTTGATTCGGATTAAGTTTATCGAACCAAATATATCAAAAAACTACACTCATACTCCACCCATTAAAGCCACCAAATTCACGATACTCCGGGTCAATCTTTGTATTACTTGGCCGGTATCTTCGAAACCTGATATCACCATCAGCAAAAGCCTCCTCAATATACTCCCTTACCGCCAGCACAACGTCCTGCGTCTTTCCATACTGCTCGATCTCTGAAGTATCGTCCTGATCCACCTGTGCTTTCTCGAGAACAAAAAACCACGTAGCGTTCGTGTCGATACCCTCAGACGCTTGCCCTTCCCTATCAGCACTCGGAATAATCCCCAGGAGGATCACCCCAATCTTATCTTTCAGCTTATTGACTGCATGCTCCTCATGCGCAACCAATATATGATCCGCGATTCCAGGAACAGCTGAGCGGATATCCAAACATATTTTATTGAACTCTGAAATCTTAATCATGATCTTATTTTTTGTTACGTTTCGCCTGCAGGTGATTATCGTACATAAACAGCAGCACATCAAACAGCCCTGCCTTATCAGTCTTCTCAATATCTCCAAACAGACCCTCTTTTGCAATTGCATACAGAACCCCGGTCCATCCAAGGCCCGCAGCTCCTGATCCTTTACTTTCAAAGCTGTCTTCACTTTTCGGAAAGAGCACTTTCAGCGATATCTCCCTGCCTTCGATCAGCAGCTCCTCTGTCTGGATATAATTAATACACCAGGTGAACCAAAGCAAGATGGCCAGGCGCTGCCATTCCGGTAGAACCTTCAAAGTCTTCGCATGCAGATCCAACTTCGACCGGTTCAGGGATTCCCTGGACTCGACCGCTCCGATATCCGGGTCTGGAGGAGCAGGCCGGTATAGGCAGGCGATCATCCGTAGCAGTGAATGATCATCCTTCGTCCGGAAATAGTCGTTCATCTCTTCCATCGCCGCGCGGAACTCACCAAACGTCAGATCACTGAGCAGATCTGCAGGACCGTACCATGCGCGACCTTTCAACTTAATGACAGGAAAGCGATTCACGACTGTATCGTAATTGATCTCTAGCTGATCCTGATCATTCCTCTTTAGAAGAAAACTGCAGTACTGCTCAGCCAGGATAAAAGCGTTGTCATTTTTCTCCGAGACCTGAGCTGCAGCCCGGATACGTTCCCACATCACAGACCGCCAATCCCTCTGGATCCCGGCAAGCTTATAAAAAGCCCGGATCATAAAGTCGTGGTAGCTCAACTGTCCGGAGCAAAATAAAAAAGCAGCGGCCAAAATATACTGCAGCTGCTTTGCACTCATCTCATCCCAGTGACCAGGCACATCAACCTTGACACCACGTTCAAGTATTTCAAGCGTATTCATCAGGTGCGGAAATAAACATTACACGGATCGTTCTTTGGCAGGTACTGATACTTGTGCGCATCCGGATACTGACTTTTCAATTCTCTTTTCAGATCGTCCAACGCTTGTGCAGCATCACGTTCCAGGTTCGCGGTAAATACCTTCAGGACCTCAGCCGACGCTGCCTGACTCGCATGGCGCGATGCAGACAAAGATTTGTACTGCTGCACAACTCCCTCTGGAAGAACCTGCACTGGAAACCGTTTAACGGCCAACGCCATCACCTGAATAGGGATAACGGTCTTCACCAGGGCAAGCAGCTTCTCCAGAGCTTCATCGTCCTGCTCAGGCGGGCTTTGGAAGTAAGCAAGCAGCTGCGCATACTTTTCAGCACCAAGCGTCCTAAGAATTACTTTTCTCTGAACCTCCTTGTTAAATGGCAGCGAGCTGTAGAAGAACCGCGGACTATTGTCGATCGGGTAAACATCATTGAAGGCTTCTGTATTGTTTATGAACAGCTGCCTGGTTGCAAGCTTTTGTTCGCTATCCTTCCATTCAGGCAGATCCGTTTTGTCCAGGAACCTGATGAGCCGGTCTATTGTGGCGAAGGCTTTCCTGGTGTGTGCATCATCGTCGCGATCAAGCATCCATTCCCAGGCCATCTTTTCGTTTGCCTCGTCAATCTTAACCTTGCGACCTCCATCTTCGTGACTTACCAAATTACTTTGATAGAACTTGAACGATGCCATCAGGGCAACAGGAAGCTGAATGTGCTGCACCAGGGAATCGTTCAGCTTTTCCTCCGGAGTCTGATCAGCGGTTGCCAGGTACCGGTCGCTCAGGTAATGCGCTGCGGCCCGTTGGTAGATCGGCTCACCAATCAGGTCGATGAGCTTTTCCGTCTCCAGGAGCAGCTCCGTTTTGATCTTATTGAAATCGTTGTTGGCATAGTAACTACCTGTGAGTTCCTTCAGCTCGACCGAGCCTTTACCACCTTTATTGAAAATGATTGTCATGTTAAGCGTTGTTAGTGACCCGTTTGTCTGGTGATACATCTTCCTCTTTCATCACGATCTTATGGTAGAAGCCAAGCTTCAGATCCTTCCCAGGGAAATTAACCTCAATAGCTTGGTTGATCGGCTCGAAAATCACCTCTTCCGGAATGGTGGTATCTGATGCCAGGTAAAGTTTCATCGCGTAGAGCATCTGAGATCCGGAGCTTAGCTGGCCATTTACCACAATATTGCTTAGTGATGGATGCAAGCCCATACCTGAGGTAGTTGCGCTATCTGCTTTCTCGGAGATCTTGAGCTGAGCATCAATAAATTCTTTGATCTTTTGTTCAATCGGTTCGATCTTCCAGGAGCATAGAACACCACTTATAGGATCCACAAAATCAACCGTTTCGATAAACTTACCTGCATTCTTTTTGCCTGCCAGAACCTTCGACATGGTTTCGAAAGTGAGATCTTTCAATTCGTCCAACCTCTTAAGGATTTGAGGCTCCGAGTCATCCTCGTACTGATCCTCCAGCTGACGTTTCTTCTCCTCCCAGTAACCTGCAGGTGAATGAACGTGGAAAGCAACGGAGATGCCGTTATCAGTAAGATATTTAATGATGTCCGGAATGTCCGAGCTTCGCATGATCCATTTCAGGGAACCGTAATAGGTCGGCACGGAATAGAAGTTCCTGGCGAACGAATAGCTGTTATGATAGCTCATTGCTACCGGAAAACGGAAAGGATCGCGGTGATCAAACACAGGGTAAGCTGTGATACCGGTTTGCATACAGTTATTTTCGAAATCACCTGTGTATATGTTGGTCACATCTTCCAGCCTCCTACCCTTTTCTGGCCATGCCAGACGGGCATCTGTTGCGGTCACCACTTCGATACTGGCAATGAAAGCATTCTTTCCTATGCGTGCGCCCCGGTTGCGGTACCGGCGGACAAAGAAGCCTTTCAAATGTTTATACTCGACCATAGCCATGTCAATGTACCGGCGGATATTCCAGCTGTGTAGCCAGCGCCATATCTCCGGATCCTTGACGTATTCGCGAATGACTTCGCCGTTTTCATACTTGACTCTGTAGAGCTGAGGTCCATCGCCATACAATAAGCCCATTTCCCTCTCCAGGATACCCGGTGCAAGGTTGTTATCATCCATGATATCACGGATCATTACGGGTAGATTGTTATTTTCTCCGTAAGGAACGATGCGTTTGCCCATCACCATCTGGGGATCTTTCTCCCAGTCGACTTTGTTGGCGTTGGACATCATAGTTTGCCAGTCGTTGTCTGCAGTATTTAGCGATACCGCATATACGCCGGTGGTGGTATGAATTGCTGCAGCATTTTTATTAATGCGCTCAATGTTGGATTTTGACATCTTAGCTTCTATCTCAGGGTTAATTTTAGGCCGTTAAATTCCATCAAAGCTGGGTGGTAGAACCGCTTGGGCATGTTGGTGTCGAGATCCAGGTAATCTTCCAGGATATCGGCATATTTCGTATTGGCGGTGGTGTTGCGTTTACGGAGGCGGGCGTTGCTTACTTCCACGATGCCATGACATTCCTGGCGTTCGATAGAGTAAGACATGAATTTAAACGAGAAAGGCTGACCTTTTTTGGTCAGCTCTCGCATGGATTTGATGGCTTCGTAAACGGTCATACTTTTGTTACCAGATTGATGGTAACTAAGGTAGGATGAGGTAGAATTGGAGGAAAGGACAGGATTATTTAAACGAAAAATTAACAGTCGGTACACTCTTAAGTTTCTCTTGAAGGCGTACAAGCAGTGCTTTATACTCCTCAGTCTCAAAACTTGCTCTATAATGTTCTTGTATAAAATTGCTCAAATTTGTTTTGAATTCGATCATCGATACTGTATCGCCATCATGTGGGTCACATATTTCAAGAATCTGATCAAATAAGTCTGCATCTTTTTTGATGACGAACTTTCCCCATTCGAGACTTTCAGCGATAACTTCCTTAGCTTCCCTAATTAATATGCTCTTTCGTTGAACTTTCGACATAATAACTTGAAGGCTGACCATATTCAATTTCCTATAGGCTTGAACGAAGTTGAATTCGTCGTCGCGAAGATCTGTATCGTCGGCAAATTTCATTAGCTCTTTTCTTTTGTTAAGCACGTCAACAGCTATTGAGAACGACGAACAATCAATGTTATGCATAAAAGCGTTTCGGAATTCCATGATGAGATTTATATCAGCCCACTCTTTAGAATCCAGAACGCCAATATCAAACAACAAGTCTATCTTAGATCTGAAAGGTATACCGCCAGACTTCTTCGTGAGTGCTCTCTTCTTATCTTTTTCCAAATTAAGGTACAAGACGAGTAAAATATTGATGTTCTTTTCGAGGTGCAATGCATAATTTAATACCTCCGATCGCAATTCCAAGTTTAGTACGCTATCCATGATAGCTAAATTAAAGTTTTATCCTTAACGTCTAGGATTAGTCGATGGAAAGCATAATTTTACTTCAACATAATGACGGAAGAATATGGGACTATGTCTTTATTGCATGCAAGAAAAACCCCTTATTAGGGCTCATTTAATTCCTCGGTTTTTTTTTAAAAAAATCAAAGACAATAAGAATAGAATGACATCGATCTACAACATGGATATAGGCAAGGCATTGTTAGAACAAGACGCAATGTTCGACAAGACTATATTGTGCGCCCAATGCGACAATTCCTTTTCTGCAAACGAGAAATACGTAAGCCATTTCCTAAACGAAGACTTTAGCTACCTTGGGATACCCAATCCATCCATTACAACTTGTGAAAAGGGCACCACGGTACACCACGTTGGAGTTGACACTAAAAAGTTAAAACTATTTGTCTTAGCAACTGTGTGGAGGTTTAGTATTAGCAAACGTCATATCAATGTCAGCCTAGGCCCGCTTCAGGATCTTGTTCTTAAACATTTAAAAGATGGGAACCCTGGGCCACCTTCTTTTTTCCCATTCGCATTCTATTCTTTAAAGAAAGTCAATGATCTGAGGGCGAATCTTATATCTGCACCTGTTACAACTAAGATATTTGGAGGTATAGCATTCATGATCCACTTGCATGACCATTTTCTCCTTGTCCAACTAACCAAGAATGGAGGTAGACAATTTGAGAGCTTTTCGTGCCTAGCTGATACTGAATTTGAAATCGAGGAGTTTGATACCCTCGAAGGCATAAAAGCTTTAAACGATTACTATGGTGGACGATTGGGTCAGACTCCAAAATGGTAGTTTACCCCCGCTGACTCACCGTTCCGGTCGACTGCGACCTTTGCCCATTCACCAGCACCCTCCAGTTCCTCCGCATCATCAAATACTTAAAACTATCCGAAGGATTCGTACTTTCCAACGGCAACCGCTTCAATGGGAGCTTCTCCGTGCTCTTATCTTTCACATCCTGACCTTTACTGTTCTTAATCGCCTTAGCCTTCTCCAGGGAGCACTTGATCGGCTTGCAATGGAACTGATCAATCGCTACCCGGGGAAGAGCAGGATTCTTTCCAGAGAACAGCTCCTGCATAAAGTTATACTCCTCATTGATCCCAATATTGCCTTGACCCTCAGACATTAATATCACCCTCCAACCAGTCCGCTTCTTCTTCTCCGCATCGAAGTATTCAATCGCATTTTTAAGCTGCGTGGCAAGATCCTGCCCTGCTTTCTTATAATTATTCGCGGCACGATCGTAATACAGGTTCAACACCTTCTTCTGATGAGGAGCAAAGAATTTAAGAAACTTATCAGCCAGATCCCGGATCCATTCAGGAGATAATGTGTACATAAACTTCAAGCCCCGGTAATACTTATTCTTCCGGTCCTCCTGGGCAATGATCAAGCTCATCATGTTACCGAAGTCGGCGCCGGCATCGAGCGCCTTGTCTTTGTCCAGGTACTTCAGGATCCGACAATCCTCCTCATCCAGAAGACCCAACTTCGCGGACCAGACCGGGCAATTCCCATCCGCGTAAAAGTGCCTTTCAGCAAGGTTCGCATAGAACCGCTGACCGCTTTCCAAACCCGCACGCATAGAAAGAATCGCCGTTTTCACATCAGACATATCTGAATCAAACTCATCCTGGAAGTACTCGGGTGTCAGAATATCCGCATTCACATAGCTGGAGGCGATGTAAAAGAACGTATTCGACTCAGGCAACATCCGCAATGAGATCCAGCGCTCGTTCCAGCGTTCATACACCCGCTTCTTTTTGATCTGATCAGCCGTTGATCCGTTTTCCTTCGCATAGATGTATTCCTGGATAGCTTCGTTCACTACGAACGCCGTCTTGAGGATCATCATGATCATCTTGGGCTTCATCTTCTTAGCCATCTTCAGGATCCAGTCATGCTCACCCACGTTTGCAGGGTTAGGCATATCTGTAGTCAGTGTATGACCGCGATAGAACGGGCTATTACCATACTTTACACGATACCCCCTAATTGCCTTCATCAGGTTGGAGATCTTATGCTCCAGGAAATATTTCGCTTCATCACCAAACATGTGTACATACGAGTTACCGGCAAGTGAAGCGGGACGGTCCAGGGAGCCGAAGGTCACATTGAAACCGGTATAGGTAACCATAGTATTTTTGTACGATATGATACTGTTATACGGCTTCCAAAAGTGCTCCTTTTCTTTAGCAGGGAGATGATCCGGAATCTCGTCTTTCTTAAATACGGGTGGAGGTTTACCGATCACGAAGTGGATTCCTTCTTTATAGCCCTTCATCTCCAGTCCGTCGATAACGGTCCGCAAAACGTTTTTCTGCAAGTTGGTGTAGGTATCAGACACCCAGACGACCGGTGCTCCGGGCATGTCGTGCATCATTTCGATGAAGCGCTCCACCTGGATATCCGTAGTTTTTGCGGATCCCCTGCCAGCAACCAGGTACAGCGAACGAGTCATGAGCATGGCACACAACTGCGATAACCAGTTTGAAAACAGCTTAACGATGTTCGGACTGTCCAGGCTAATTTTCTTCCGTGAGCTCATTGATATTGTCTTCAAAGGTTACATCTTCCAGACGGGCATCCTGGCGGATCCTCTGCTTGTCTGCTTCCGGAATTTCGAGTGAGTCGATCTGATCAGCAAGCTGCTGTCTGTTGATACCAGGAATACCGACCTTCTCCGGATCCAGGGAGAATACGCGGAACTGTTTGCGATAGAGTTCTGATGGTAGTTTTTCTACGTCTGGTTTGTCGAGCTCCTGCAGCTTGGCCGCTTGCATTTGCAAATTTCCGATCACTTCCAGATCCCTGACAGAATTCACCATTTGCAATCCCATACGCGCGAGCTCCTCGAGCAGTTCGGCTTTCTTGTGGCGTAGTGCTTTCTTTTCAATTTTACGATCTGAATAGAACAGGTTCATCGCTTCGTCATACATTTCAGAAGCCCGGGCATAAGTCAGATTGAACGGCTGTTTAGTAAAGAAAGCGACCGTCTTTTTACGGCCATATTTTCGATCCATGGAGTTCATCATGGTGAGCGCCTCGAGGTAGATCGTTTCTTCGGAGCTTAGATCTGCCTTGGATCCGGATTCTATGAAGTCCTCCAGCTTTTGATAGGCTTTCTTATCGTCAAAGCTTCCGAAGATATCCTGCTTCGAAATCTCGAAGCCACGGTTCCGTCGGATCTTGCTGAGCTGCTGTGATGCGGTGATATCACCTTTTTCCGTTTTCTCCAGGATAGCGAGCTCCTCTTTGGCAACGGACATGAGTTTACCGCGACGGATATGAAAGTTGATGTTACTGGCAGGATCTGCAGCAGTTTTGCAGAACTGAGTCTCGTCGAGCTTAAAGATGACGGCCATATCAGCCGGTTCATAGCCGAGCGCTGCCAGGCTCTCCAGCTGGGTGATCTGCTCTTCAGTAAGGAAAATATGTAGTCCTAATGCAGGGGATGTTTGCATATAGGAAAGTTAGCTACCAGGTGGCGGCTGCGAAATGACAAAACTTTAAGCCGTGTACTCCTGCACCAACCGATCTACCTCAGCCAATAGCCTTTGCTTCTCCTGGAGGCGCTGCTTACGCTCCAGTTCCAGATGCTTCTTTGCACCCTTCCTGATTTCTGATTCGATCCTCCAGATGTTGTGCTGCAGCTTATCCTGCATCTTCAGAAGTTCCACAACATTCAACCGGCGAAGTGCCTTGAGTGCTTTCATCTCATTAAAGATCGGATGATCACCCAACACGTGACCATGCTCTTTGTAGTATTTGAATTCTTTGACGATGCTGCGGTTTTCAATGTAGTTTTCGACCAGATCACGAACAGCTGCAAATTGCTCTGCAGGTGTGGTACAGTCAAACAGCCGGTCATGAGCTCCCACATAAGTGTGATATGCGGTGATCTTATTCGCCGCCAGGATCTTCATTTCCGGAGGGCATGACGGATCCCGTAGAAATGGCCAATCTTCCCGCAACTTTGGGGCCGCTGCTGCCTTCGGAGGCTCGGTAGCTTGCGGGCGTAGAGATATGCCAGCGAGCCCCGCTCCTGCTCGTCTGACCAGGGCTAGCTTCAGCGCTGCATGTACAGCCGGTCTTTCGTGCTGGAGCAGTTTAGCGAAAGGATGCCGACGTCCCTCAAAAAGTAAAAAAAGCCGGGCTCCAGCTGAGAACGGAGCGCCGGCTTTTAACCAATTTAAAACAAGATCTTTCAAATCTGCTGATCAATAATGGTGATGAAAATCGTTTCTACTTTAGCGATAGCATTCAGCCGGATCATCAGGCGCTGAAATGTATCAACCGACTTACCTACGAAGTCAACTGCTTTCGTAGCGCCGACCAGAATGCAACCTTCGGTGTGAGCTGGAGTATTCCCGTTGTGGATCCGGATCCCTTCAAAGCCGGGAACATTAACCAGTAATGGCATCAGCTTTTTGAACCGGTTACTCATGTTGATGATCACCTGGTACCTGCCTGCAGGGATGGCTGTCTTCCCGTAAACCTTCGCTTCACCTGGATCCTTCAGATCACCATCACGGTTTAGATCCCGACAGAGATCTTCCAGGGTAAAGCAGTAAAATGTTCCATTGATAAAGAGCTCTCCGATTGTACTGTTCTTTGAGTAAATCTTTCTATACAGCTTCAGTTCCATTAGATCTCGAAGATTGATTTGTCCGAATACTTACTTTCTATCACAGCACGTATCGCACTGTATCCCTTATCATTATAGTTTACAAATTTTCGGGACTTGAACACTTCGTTCACTACGCTCATGGGTGGATTGTCGCGATAGACGTAAGCGGCGAAGAAACAATTCGCGTCACCGGTAACAATCACAGGGTTGATTTGCGGAAAGTAAGAGTTGAAGTAAAGGCTCGAAAGAAGATAGCCTATCTCATCAGCCTCTAATAGCGTTATCATTGATGAAAGCTTCTCCTTATTGAAGTAAAAGGGCGTATGTGTGGAATAATCCCAAACTGGCAGTTTATGCTTCTGCAAAAGCTCAATTGTGCGCTGTTTATTCTCAGCATAGATACCATTCAGCCCAGGCTTTGAATTTGTCAGCAGACCGTTCGCTTTTAAAAGCTGAATATCTCCTATGTGTATCGGTGATACAGGTAGAATATCATCGTTACTCCAGATGAAGTCATCAGGGATCTCATCTGCAGCAATAGCTACCATCAGTTTATTTGCTACGTCGATTTGTGGATTATTGGACATCACTTCCATCTCGATACAGATCAGCTCCGGACTAAACCAGTCTTCACGATCACCAATCACCACGATCTTACAACCAGGGAAATACTTATCCCAGGCACGCAGCGCATACTTCAGCTCCTCGCCTGCAGCCGCTGATTTTTTGTAAGGGATTACGACGGTCGGACGACTATCCAGTACAGTGCTCTCTTCCTTCACCACCTGGTAGCCTTCAGCAACCAGGATATTAATTGCCTGGTCTAGCAGCAATGGGGCCCCAACTTCAGAGATGATATTTTTCCCTTCGGAGGAAGCTGCAGTTTCTTCCTGGATCTCGTCCACAGGATCAACCACATTCTCTTCCTGAGCGATATTCTCTTCGGGAGAAGTCGTAGCTGCTGCAGCTTTTGTTTGAGCAGTTTTATTTGCAGGCGCTAAGCCCTGCACTTTCTTCTTTGCCATGATATTTAATTAGGGGTTTCAAAAAACAAAAGCGCCGTATGAGGGCGCTTTTGCTAAGGTTTAAATGCCCGATCCGGTAGAGCCGGTTTCTTCCGGAGCATCGTCAGCCAGCTCTGGCAAAGTGCCACGATAGTGAGCTGATTTATACTTAGTTCTAAGAGCTGACTTAAACGTAAACGTAGCCTTGTTTGCTTCGTTATCGTCCTGCTCTTCCACTACCATCTTCATCGGATTGGTAGGTGTACCGTGAACCCGGGTATCTGCAGGGGTTTCTCCCTGAGTGATCAAGATCAGATCTTCCGATACATTATTTTGAGCGAAGACGTCGCGAGCCAGGCTATTTCCGGGATGATCGAAAACAACATTGTGATTGAACCCTTCTGCATCTGCATCACCTTCAGATCCATCGTTACGCTTGATGGTTGAGTGAGTGGCGTAAATACCGATTGCTTTCGCTGATGCCTTAAGTGCGATGTTACCGACCAGAAGCACGCCGTTTGCGTCGCGTGTAGGCCAGGTCTCAATATCGCGCACATTTATGGCGATAATGGTTGGTTTTTTAGCTGAAGGCGCCCCCGGAGAACCACCGGTCCGTTTTGGAATTGAAACTTTTGTGTAAGCCATTGTTTTGTGTTTAAGGGAGCTGCGATTAATTGCAGCTCCCAAGGGGTTATTATTCTTTTACCAAGCTGCAGAAGCAGCTACATGCGGATATTAGATACCGCCTCCAGCGCTGCCGAATTCTTCAACTGCGAATGACTGGTACTCGTCATGATCTCCCAGGGCGCCAGTGATTGCCGCCTTCGGGTTGTAACCGTCTGGAACGAAAGCAAACACGGCTTCGCCGATTCCGAAACCTACACCTAGCCAGTACTCACCGAACAGGCGAACTTCGTAGTTCACTTTCTGTACATCGTTGATCACGTTAGGCACTTCGTTCTTGTGGCGAAGTTTGATCATGTTCTGCTTTGGCGTAGAGAAGATGATCGGAGAACCATACATTCCGTCCGGAGCTTCCAGCATGTTGTTGGAGAAATCGATCTTGTCAGATCCAAAGTCGCCGGCCTGACCGCTGTTTGTTCCCCAGATCTTTTTGTAGGCGCGTTTGTAGCGCTTGCGGAATTCGTCAGATACGAACAACGGCATGGTCATACCCTTGTACATCGGAGAAATCCAGTCAGCGAACGCCTCTACAAAGTCGAGGATCTCCTGATCTGTAGCTGTCTTGAAATCGAAGTTCGGATACTTATTGAAGAAGAAAACACCCTTGTCTCCTGAAGCCTTAGCCTCAACCAGGATCGTTTCCAAACCGTCCATCGAATCCTCCGGAGCAGGAGCTGCATCACCTTCGTTCAACGTAGAAGAACGATCAACAAACTTTCCTTTCCAGATCATACGCAACTCGATGTCCTGAAGTAAGGCAGGATATACAAGGTTATCCCAGATGTACTTCGTGATCGGCATCTGATCCGGAGAAAGACGCTCATCGTACAGGTGGAACATGTAGCTATCCAGAACCTCGGCAGGAATGATCGGGTAGTTGATCTTGTGACGGTAGTTCTTGATCAGGAACGGAGTGAACTTCGCTTTTCCTCCAGGAGTCCATTTCGCAGTAAACTGCTGAGATACCGAAGTGATCAGCGCACGTATTGCACGATACTCCGTGGTAGCCATTACCGTGGTGAAATACTTGGAAGACGTGAACCCGTTAAATAATTGACGGATAATCTCCAGGTTATTTCCATTTTGAGAAAGGTATTTGCCGAACTCAGTTCTCAGGTCCCCTACTTCAATAGTAGCCGCCTGGTAAGCAGAAGCAACACCGGATCCCAGGAAAGCAGTAGCAGCAGCATACAATGAATTGTTACGGTCAACCTTCATCACAGCAGGTACACCGGGCTTTCCAGCCGTAGCGACAGAAACGATTTCCGCTACAGGGTCTGCTTCAGGAGCAGCACTCAAAGCGGTAACCGTTTCCTGCAGAGTAGCGCTCTTAGTTTGTTCAGCCTTGAGCTGAGCCTGCAATGCGCTCAGGCTATTGGCCACAACCTGCGAATTATGCGCACGTAGCGAATCCATCAGGCTCTCTGCAGTTGACTCGCTATCCATGGTAGGAGTGACTCCAGCAGCTGCAGCCGCCGCTGGTACGCTTATAGCAGAAGCATCGTCTTTGAAGGTGGTCAAAGCGTTGCCAAACTTGGTCGTGAACTCCACTCCAAACACTTCGGTCAGCTTTGATTGCTGATCAGTGGATAGAGAGATATTTCCAGACCCGTCTTTCGAAAAGCCAGAGATTCCCAGTGTTTTGAGAACCACGGCCATAATCATTTTTAGATTTTTCATTTACGGACTATTAAGAATTAAGGAATTTTTGTATTTCAATTTTTTCGAACAGCATATCAATAGCAAGCTTGCGATTACCGATGCCATCGATCAGTCCGTTAGCCAGGGAAGTGTCAGCAGAATAGGTTTTACCCTTCAGGATACGGGCATCTTCTTTAGAAAGCAGTTTTGGACCACGATCAGCAGTAACGGTCTGCTGGAATTTTCGTGCTAATGGAGAAAGCTCTTCATTACGGATCGCCTCGAAGTCTCCTTTCAGAGCGAGTTCGAAAGATTTGTTCTTCTCATCACTTTCCGGAGCGTAAAGGTTTTGAATGACGATACCGTTCTTTTCGTAGTAGCCTTTAGCATCCATCCAGCCCATCATTACGCCGATGGATCCGAACGTAGCAGATATGGCATTATTAGCCATAATATAATCAGCATCTGCGATAGCATAGTAAGCAGCCGAGCAGGCGATATCCGCTAGGGCAACAAAAGGCTTTCCGTTCTGGCGGAACAAGTCACGGGCATAGCGAAGCGGAGCAACAGAATTTACGCCGCCACCTCCAGAATCGATCTCAAACAAAGCACCTGAAATATTAGGGTGATTAGCAGCCTGGATCATCGCCTGGGCAATCTCTTCAGTACCGTAACTGCAGAGGGTACCGTATTTAAGCATGGTACCCGAAACGCGGAAGATGGCAATGGATCCCTCAGGCATTTCATCATACGATGAACCATCACCTTCATCCATACTCGAAGCCATGAACGGGTAAGCTCCACGGGTTTCAATAAGATCTACAGCGACTTTGCTCAAATCCTGATTCGGATTGAACAACATTTGCAGGTCTTGACCGGCAGCCATAGCATGATCAGGATTAAGAAACCAGTATCCCCGGGCTATTTGTGAGGTGAGTAGAAACTTCCAATTGCGCATAATACAAGATTAGGCGCAATTGGGGGGCTGATAAAGGACGCTACTGTATCAGTTTATAGGGATTATGCCAGCTTCTATGTGAGAAAGCCAGGGTCTTTTGAGTCAGTGAGGTGTCGAGCTCGAAGCGAACAGGAAGATCTTTTTCGCCGATGATGATCGGATCCGCGTCTTCAAACTCGATCTTGACGATCACCGGTCCCGGCTGCCTGAGCGGATCCTTCAGCTTGATGCTAAACTTTACCTCGACCAGATCTCCGGACTTTCCGGATCCTGCACTTATAGTGAATCCGGCGGAGCCCTTTACTTCCCTGATCACCTTCCACTCCGTTACCTGGAGGCGAACCGATCCGGAGACTGTAGCATTGAATGACTGGATTGAAGAAATGGGTGCGAATGAGATCCGGGATATGATGTTAAGACGACTGTCCATCGTTGTTAATTTTACAAGTGATAATTGTATATCTGCAAAAACATTATTTTGCAGGTGTTAAATAGTTGACATTCAGTATTCTATCATCATTAAGAACATAATCTATACGCTCATTGCGGTTATATGCCTTCCAGAAAAGCTCCTCGGTCCGTTTTTTTATGTTTTCCAGCTCTTCCCGGTACACCCTTTTCTTCAGGGTTTCGTTATCTCCGATCAGCCTGACAAGCTTCCTGGAAACGATGAAACTTTGGATGATCTGCTTTTGCATATATCCGTTTTTTACCCCGGATAGATAATACCGATCCAGATCCATGTTGAACATGACCTCCAGATCTTCCTGGATCTTCAGTTGGTCTTCCTTTGAGTAGAACAGAAAATGATTCTTCGCATTAGCCAGGAGCCGTGCTTTAGGCAGTTGGAAAACAACGGTTTTTTCACTGGCTTCAATCTTCTTTGCCTGCTCAGAATACTGAACCCTCGAGCATAGAAGTTTTCCAAAATCGTTGTTGCGTGTGACCAGGAAGGTACCCTCCGGATCGGTTTCGAATAAGTAGTTCAGGTAGTCCCGGTATAGCGCTTTCCGGATATCAAGCTTCACGTGCATATAGACCTCTTTAGCCAAAGTTAAGTTTGAACATCGTTCCACCGAATGACGTTCTAAGTAAGTAAAATAAGGGTCTGTTTTTCAATAATATAGGAGATACTATCTAAACGTATAAAACGCTTTAGAGTTACATTAAATATACGAAATAAGGAGCGGATTTGAAACAGTCCCAAACGCTCATATCCAGGGAAGATGTCTAGCGATGTTGAGATAATACCTCCTTAGACATTTTTCCAGACATTTCCAGACATTCCAGGGGGCGCTGCGGCCGGCTTTCTCCAGGGTATTGCGGTTAAAAATCTTCTGCGGAAATGTATGACCCCTATAAAACACACTAATTTTTTGTGTTTTTGTAACAGTGTATCAATTGATTGATTTTCAAATAATTAAGCGTTACAAACTTGCATTTTTAAAGTGTAACGGCAGGAACTCAGTTTTGTAACGCCGTTTTGTGTTACAAAACTTTTGTAACACTGGGCTTTTGTTATAATCTGAAATCAAAATTTTGTAACGCCTTAACTTCTTATTTTTCAGGTAGTTTATAATACTTTTTACTTATTGTTAAGAAATTACAAAAATTTAGTGTAAAAATAGAGGGATAAAAAGGGAGGGAAAACCGGCGGCTCGGACCATGTATATGGTGTGCCCCTCCTTGGGTCGGTGCACGGGTAGATGACAGTACGATGGTTGAGGGGGAAACAGGTGCGCAGCGGGCAGATTTGAGCCTCTGAGAATCGTCTGTAGGGAAGCAGTCCTGGCTAGTGGCCACTACATTGAATCCTCGGCCGAAGAGGAAAACAGAGCGCATAAAAAAAGCCCGCCGGAGGAGCGAGCTTTGTACATAATTCTTGCCGGTTACAAACCGAGTGCGGGCCACATATAGGCAGGTAGATCTTTTCTGAGCATCGCCTTATCGAGTTCGTCGGCCTCCTCATCATAAACTCCTTCCTGAACGGCTTTGCTCAGCTCCTGCAGCTCTGGAAAGGCATACAGATCTTTAACAAGCTCAACCTTTCCACACAGCACATCCGGAGGATTCTTATAGTCATGATAACGGCCGCTGCGGGCATTCTCGATCAGCTGATCATACCGGTCGCCGGTGTTGAGAGCTTCCAGTTCCTGGACCAGCTCCTTGAGGGTAGATTTTCTTTGAGGCATGTTTAATAGGTTGTTTTAATTTCAGGTGGTAGTACCTCCACCAATTCCTTTGTTTTGATCAATGTTTCCAATTCCGGCTCTCCCAAGATAACCGGTTCCCTATGTCCCTTCTCGAGAAGCTCAATCGTCCTCTTGTTTTCCGGTTGATTCCAGATCCCTACAATAACAAAGAAACGTTTTGACTTAGGGCTTTCGTACCAGGTGTTCTTTTTGATTGCTGACATATAAACGCTTTTTTGAGTTTGCGGCCACATAACTATGCTTTCTCTAATTGAGTCTCCTGGAAGTGCTCTATCAGGTGTCCATTGAAAACAACCCAGGGATAATGATGCTCCATAGTAGTATAGCCTACATGGTTGTAAAAGTCACTTTCGGGATCTATCACCCGGACCTTTTCCCGCTTTTGAAATTTTGGGAAATTGGTGATGTCTATTTCTTCGTTCATGATGATTTTATTTAACACTGCTTGAGGATGAAAACCATTCGATAGGTGTCTGCAGGAAAGCGTCTACCGGTATGATCTTGACTTAACCACTTATAGTTGTACCAGATTTGCTGTATAGGGCCTTCAACCTCTTCCCTCTCATAGATTTTCCCGATGGTACCAGCGGGAAAAGGGAAAGTGTTAGCGTCAGCTAGAGATTCAAATTTACACCAGTGCTCGTTTAGTTGCTGAAGAATGCCGTGTAGCTTGCTGTTTGGGTTCACATACCTCCCGTATGGCAACCCATTTATGTCTATGCATTGTACTTTATACTCGACCATATCTGTCTTTTCATTTTTACCGGATTTGTTTTGCCTGAAAACTTATAGCGTTTGATGTTTCTTATATAGGGGATTAAATATTGCATCTACTTTAACTACCTCCCATCCGAACTCCTGTAGTTTATCCCACGTATAGGTACCTCGGTCAATCAATCCCTCGATACATCCTTTCTTAGTTCCCGAAAGTGAGCAATGTGCGATAACTGGGTATCTATGACGAAGGTTTACTGCTATGTAATAGCCCTTTAGATTTAGCTTCATCCTACCACCTCCTTTCTCTTCCATTTCTTTGCATCTATCACGCAGTCCACTCCAAGGGTTTTAAGGTGCTGGAGCTGCTCCAGAACCGTGCACAAAGCGTCATCAAGGCTATTGATAGATTCTTCGATCTCTTCATCCCGCTCAATCTCTTTTCGCTCTTCAACACTACAATCCTCGCAAATCACTTCATTGGGGAACCACTTATCAGATCCGACGCCATCGTTCAGATCAAACCAAGATCCACACTTCGAGCATGGAACCGGCATTGAGTCTTCGTCAAACATTTTGAACTTCCTCTTTATCGGGTGCTGCAGGGAGCGGCATCCAATGGGTGATTACTGCAGTCCCAGATGGGTCTCTTAACATTATCCCGGGCGTGGCAGAAGGCAAACTCATTACAAAGTATTTACCTCCATCTTTTACAATGACGTTGACCCAGCCGGACTTTTCTGTCCGGGGCAATCTCTCTTCTACTGGTATCCATTTCGGTTTGAACTGGTCAGCGTAAGCCTCAGCTATTTTATCGAATACAGATTCATCAACCGGGGATACATTCTTATAGTCATCCCACGAGTCGAACCCTCTTGCATCTGCGTAAGATTCTTTAATTTCTTCAAGTGTTTTCATTCATTTGGTTGTTTGGCTGCTATCACCGTTTCCGTCTATATCTTTTAATTATCGCCGTTTATAGCTTCTCAAAATGGTAAGCCATTAGGATTTCCATTCGTCGATAAAACTTCAAATTCTACTACCCACACCCACGGGTCTTTTTTCCAGGATCCATACCCATTAATAGATTCCCAGAGCGTTTGATAAGAAAACTTTGCAGGCTCCTTGATATTGAAGACTTGATTTGAAACATATGAGTTATCCAAAACCGCTAGTCCACCAATCGTACGACATGAGCCTTTTTCTTTGAGCGAATAGCAATAGAAATATTCAAGTCCGTTCTCCTTATCAATGTGCCAATCAATACCCTCTGCCTTTGCATCTACCTCAGATATCTCCTGGAGGCGCTCTACTCTTACGTCCTTGATGCGCAGCCATATCCGAGAACCAACCTTTGGCAAATGAATAGAAGGTCTCCACATTTCATGGAGCTGCAGTGAAGCTGGTGGATCATCAGCCTTGTAAACAAAGTCTTTAATGGAATTTGGTTCGTATGTTATTGGTTCCTGCACAAGACGATAATGGTGTTGCCACCTTTCCCTCACCCAGAGAATATCTCCAGGCTTTCCATACGGACAAAAGCTTAAAATGTAAGCCGGATGGTCGTTAACCCATTTGCGCAAGTCAACCTTGGATATATCCTGAGAAAGACGTGAATGATTCTTTACTATTCTCCTGGTTTGTGTCTTCGTACCGGCTAAAACTGCTTTAACCATCGCGGTATTGAAGAGTATAGGGCGTTCTTTTTGTGATTGCATAATTCTAAAAATTATAATTAGGAATACTTTAGGAGCTCGGTATTGAAATGTATTGGCGGTCCAATAAGCTTCAATTTGCAGGAACCGGTTAGATTCAATTCGATACCAAGACAGTTGGATGTGACCCAGCGAGCCTGTTTTTTTTCTCGTTGGATGAAGAAGGCTAGTGTCCCCCAATCAACGCGGATTGTTTTTTCCATAAACAAATCTTTATTGCGATAGGATAAAGCAGTAAGACGCTTCACTTCCTTATCGATAGATTCAACTAGCCTTAGGTTTGGTAGCTCATCACAAGTAAAGCAGAGATCTGCACTGCTCATATGATCGTATTCTGGATGACGGTTGGTTTCGAGATTTATGATTATTCTAGTTCTCATGATTATTGATAGTTAGGCATTAGTCCCTCTCTTCTGAGTTGGTTCTTTGATTTGACTTTGATGCGCTGCTGAGTGCTGATGGATTTGATCTCATTATACAATCCCCTTCGTTTCAGCAATGTAGATAGAGCGGTGCTCGTCAACCCGTATTTCTTTCCCATATCAACCAAACTGACCGTCGACCTAAACTCCTGAAGCAGCTCCTCATCCGGAATACCAGATATCGGCGTTTCAGCATACTTCCCTTTCATGTGTTGCCCGCATGTTGGAGATACCGGTCGCAACATCTTCAAGCCATGCCGCTTACAAGCACTAGCAACTGTGAGCCTGTTAGCGCCAAGGAGCCGGCCTATGGCCGAATAGGTAAGCCCTTTTTCGAGGTAGAACTTAAGTTTCTCTACTTCCGCATCCAATTTCTTTACCTGCGAATTGCTCCCTAAAGGTCTGCCCAAAACTACGCCTTCAGATTTCCGCCTGGCGAGCGCCGCTGTCGTACGCTGAGAGATCAGGTTACGCTCGATCTCTGCAGATAAACCAAAGGCAAATGCGAGAACCTTTGAACTGATATCGTTACCAAGGCGATAGTTATCCTTGATTGTCCAGATGCAGCACTCCTTCTCCAGCATGCCATGCAGAATACTCATGATCTGCATCAGGTTTCTTCCCAAACGAGAGAGCTCGCAGGCAATCATCAGATCGCCCTTTGCCATTTGGTTCAGTAAGGGGTAAAGTTTTCTTTGCTTGATATCCCGCCTGGAGCTTATTGTCTCCTCCACCCAATAGTCAATGACCATTTTGTTTTGCCGGGCAAAGTTTTCAATTTCAAAGCGTTGGTTGGCCGTTTCTTGCTTGTCCGTACTGACTCTTATATATCCGTATGTCATAACTCTTGATTCATGTTGAGCCGATTAACCAAGTCTTTTCAGACCCAAACTATCAGGCATATCGTTAGGACCAACATTTCCCGATGCAACCAACTTCATCGCATCTATAGTCAACTTATTTGATTTGATGATCTGAGAAGCGACTGCACTCACCGCTTTGGCTTTCAGAATCTCCTTATCCAAATCGCAATCCGGATCGTCGAGTCTTTCAAGCTGAGCGAATAAATGATTATTCAGATCTTCTATTTTATTTCTGGCCATGTTCTTTAATTTTTCTATTGATTAATAATTCTGTTCGTTTTGCTTGTATCAATGCCGGATGTTGGTGGATGATCTCTTCTTTCAGATCCGGATCCCTCCAGGCTATGCAGTTTGCGACGTACCGATCTTTAAGGAGAACGGAAGAAGAGTTTCGCAACCGGTTCTCCTTTCTGGTGATCAGCTCCAGATTGGATACCTCAGCATTCAAGGGGTTGCCGTCTTTGAACCACAGGCAATGTCCTGAAGGGATAGGTCCGTTCACTTTTTCCCACTCGACACGGTGCTTCGCTCTAAATGTGCCTTTCCTTATTCTGATCTCGACATATCCATCTTTGCTGATGCGTTCAAAGCCGTCGTACTTCGTATTGGGAGGTTCATTACCTATTTTAAACCTTGTTGCCGCTGTTCTGGCGATGGCGTCCGGAGACATATACTCTGACTGCTTTTTGCCTTTATTGGGCGGAACGTCGCCCTTTTTGATACGTCCCATCAGCTTGCGGTCATTGACTATCTCGACCGGAATACTTAAGCCCATAGCCTTGAGTCTTCCCATGATCCCGGTGGCGCTGCGGTTCATTTCTTCTGCCAGGGCCTTCACCGGCTTGAGCAGATAATTTTTCCTGATGATCACGTCTTCCTCCTGTGTAAAAGACGTTCTCCCTCTCATGGCTCGGATCCGGAACTCGATAACTATCTCAGGAGGTACAATCAAGCCTTTCTCCCGCTTGTAGTTCTGAACTGCAGTGTCGGTACAACCGAAGCGTTTTGCAATTGACTTACCGCTTTCCTCCAGATAATGAGTATCGATGTAAGTGCGTATTTTACTTGATAGCTTCCGCATTTCCCTCCTCCTTTCTCTTTTCCTCGATAGCTTGCTTGATGATCTTGTTGATTTTCACATGCTCATCTGCCTGAGCTTGCTTCCGCTCGTTGTAGGATACACATGCTACGCCCAGGAAAATAAGGATCCAGCCGGCTGCTTGGAAGGGAGCTTTCAAAGCAACCTTCAATGGTGAGAACTGCAGTGATGGCTGTGCCATGAACAGGAAGCAGATGAGCAGGAAAATGAACAGTAGTACTTTACTCAGCATCGTTCACCTCCTTCTCTTTGGAATTAAGATCTATAACTTCGATTCTCCGGTGAAGGCTCGCTGATACTGGGAGATGATTCAGTTTGCCTAGGTAAGTGATAATAATTTCGGCCTCAAGCAGAAATACAGCATGGTTTATCTTATTGACTTTAATCTGGGAAGAATAAAAAGCATACACGATTTTCTCCAGGTGATTTAGCTGAACGTTATCGATTATTATCAATTCGGTGTTCGGGCTGCATGGACTAAAGGAGTATTGATTCAGATCCTTAACGGCCCTGCCATCTATTACAGCATATCGCTTCGATGATGCGAGCGATTTAGCCGCTTCAAGTAAATGGCTAGGTGTATTTCCTATAACTAGTTTTATCTTTTTCATGCGTTGATTTTTAGGAGTTCTGAGTGATAGCCCAGTCGGGTTTAGGTCTTGGCATGTAGCAGTACGGATCAACTCCCTCAATTCTGTTGGCTTCGTGTATCTGCACTTTCAGATAGTTGTCTGAATTGATGCTGGTTTCGAAAATTGTGACAGTCTGCCGCTCTTCTTCTGAGAACTCAAGATCCGCTAACAAGCAAGTTGATGTAATGATAAGTTGAGGAGTAGGAATAATAATTGAAGGCCGCATCATTCTATGGACCTCAACCTGCGGACCAGAGAAAAATCGTAAGACATCTCTAATGGCGGAGGTTAGAACGTCATCGAAAACAATCGTTTTTGTATCCTCTGTCATCCAATCAAGATCGTGACTGAGATCATATTCAACAGTTCTCTTAGTTCTCAACAGTAAACGACCATTGTACCACGCGCCGCTTTTTGATCTAGCTGCCATGTCGATTGCGAGCCTTGATTTCCCTGAATTTTCAGCTCCGATAATTAATATTGGTTTCATATTCTTGTTATTAGTGGTTTACTTATTAAAATGGCAGATCATCCAGGTCATTCAGTTCTGTCTTCGTCTGCACATACATCATTTCGTAAGTACTCTTTGTATCGAGCATCTTTAAGGTACCGTCCTTTTCACGCTGGAAATCGTTTATCCTCCTGATGATCCGGCCCTGGGCGTTCTGCATATCCTTCGGGTTATAGATATAGCCGTTAAGCTTACACCAGGCTTTCATTGATTTGGTAAAGCGTTGCATCTTCCACACTGATTTCTTGCTATTCCTGAAGTGCTCGAATGCAACCTCTTTCACGATACACCGATCAAGATGGCCGCTAATCTCTGCGAAGTAGACATCAGCCCAGCTGTAGAAGTCTTGTCCGATCGCACTGATCAGGTTGGTTCTCTGTACTGAATCCATTGGAGGGCCTATCTTCTCAGTAGCAGAAAGGAAGAACTGCAGGCAATAAGCCATGGTATTAAAAAACAGGATCCACTCATCATCATCGAAATCGTCAAAGAGGTTCTTGCCAAAGTCATCGGATACCTTACGCGTCTCTAGGTAATCATCCGTTTCCCCATGGTTATGATAGTAGTCAGAATATACTGAGTACAGTAACCGGCGTTCAGTCGACGGATCCAGATCCCGAGGGCGGAAGTTGGAGGTAAGCGCCATCTTGCCAACTTTCTTAAAGTCGATCATGTACGGTTGGCTATTTTTAGGGTTGACTTTGATATTACCGGTAATGGCATCAAAGAAAAATTTGAAGTTCAGATACTCGTCAGCGTCATCGATCATGATATACCGGTGATGCTCGGTCAAGCCATCATACAGGAATTGATTGTCTGTCAGCTTCGGATTACGACCGCCCAGGTAGAACCATTTGCGCAGGATCTGAGGAATGGCCAGGTGATAGGCTAATGACTTTCCGGATCCCCCAAAACTGCCATTATCCTCGTCATATTTATTGTCCATCACGAAAACGAACCAAGTCTTTGAACGATCCTTAAACCGGTGCAACAGATAACCGAGAGTAAATATCTTATTGATCAGGTGCTGCTTCTGCTCCTGGATCTCCTCAGGAGACAAATGAGGGCCGTCGATACTGAACTTGTGCTTTGCCTCGTAGGCTTTTTGGTACTCCTGCGTTTGCCCTTTCATTTGCTCCTCGAGCTCTCTCCTCCAGTGCACCCTGCTTCCCTGGATCAGGTACCGTAAGAACAGGCAGGAATCTTTCTTAATTTCGATATCGTATTCCTTCGTCTCTTCATTCTTGGTAATCGAAAACGGCCGATCCAGCAGGTCTATGCGATGAGGGATCACTTCTTCTTCCCAGATATATTTTGCTACAGATCCGGGTTTGTACTTCTCAATGCCTTTATCGTCAACCTTCCAGGTTTCATTTTTAAAGAACAGGAACTGAGACGTTGCATCAGAGTCATTAAAGTCGATCTCGATGTAGGGAAGATTGCTAAGGGAGGTCTCGTTAAGCTTCGTGGTGTTTAACATCATGTCGCGCAGCTCCTCATCCAGATTACGCACTTCCAGAAATTGAGTAACGAAATCTTTGATATCCGAAGGTTCAACTTCCTTCACCATATTGCCCTCAAGCTTAATGTAGGTGTACGAGTTTTTCTTACCAGGTGTACGATATCTCGAGAAGCCATTTTTGTGCAGGAAGTTGAGAGCCCTTACGCTCCGGAACTTGTACTGATATCCCGAGATGTATTTGTTGTCACCCTTTCCTTCCCATACCGGTACTTTATTCCAGAACTGATAAGGTTTCGCCTGGAGGATGTATTCGCGGAGCTTCCAGAAATTATCATAGTTGAGGAAGTCCCGAAGATCTTTGCATGGTTTTCCGCGCCGGTCTTTCCTTTCACGTAGGGTAGAGGGCAGTTCGATTGTTTTTAGAGTCAAGTATTGCATGGCCAGCCTATGCATTTCTCTGAGGCCGGTTAAATCAATATCGCCAAGCTGATAGACATCGTCTGCGATATCCTCCAGGTTCTCGAACTGCTTTTTATAAAGCTTGGCAGTCTCTGAGTTCATCCAGATTACCCAGTAACCGAAAACGGCCATATTCAAAGCATCAGATCCTCCGGACATAAGAATGATTTCGGGTAACTTGGGCTCGGTTTTCTTTTCCCCAGTTTGTGCTGCAGCTTCCGGATCGAACTTCTCCTCAGCATCTTTTACAAGCCGTGCTCTTTCCTTTTGCGCCTGCTCCAGGCCGTGGATGTAATCCTTAACGTATTCGCCGTGGTAGGTAAACCGCCTGGAAGCATCCCAGTGCTTCGGTTGATACAGCTTTTTGAATTTACCTTCGTCAATTAGGAAAATAGGGTAGTTCTCGTTGCTGGCGAATGAGTGTACTGTTCTGTTTTTGATTGAATTGTAGCTAACGACCGGATGGAAGCGGTACTTTTTCAAGACACCCGCCAGCTTTGCATAGGCATCTTTCCTTTTTTCAGGTTTATCCCAACCTACGTACTCGAGTGTGTATTTCGAGAAAAGAGTCTCTAACTCGTAATCTTTCCAGATCTCTCCTTCATCCCTGGTGTTAAAGGTCCAGGTTCCGTCTGTTTCTTCCGGTTCAGCAGGGCGGCTTGTATAGTCCGGCTTCAGTATCTCTTTTTTCTGGTCTTCTGAAAGCACATTATACTGAATGGCCAATTCGCGGAGACAAGAAATGTACTCTTTTCCGGTCTCATACTGGTAGCAGAGTATCCCATTTCTGCCGATGTTTTCACCTCCCCAATCTTTGACGATCCAATTGTTGTCATCCATTTTTTTGAGCGAGCAGGATGGTGTCTTTTCCTCCGGGCGGATCTTAAATTTTCTGTTTGGGAAATCTACACAGCTACGTGCCTGAGGGTACAGATGGAGGATGATATCCAATCCGCCATTCGTAGCTGCTAAAATTTCTTTTGGGTCAATGAATTGCATGTGCGTGTGCTTATTTGCGTTTTTGCTCAGCCTTTATTCCGAGAATTACCATGATGAGAATGATCAGGCAAATACTTAGTATGAACGTAGTTTGAGCAGTCATTTTGAGCGATGTATTTAATTGTGAAAGTGCCTAACGGTTCCTTTTTGAGCGTATGATTCGAGCGATGAATCTCAGCAGTAACACATAGGTGATTGCTGAGCATGTGAGTGATAGTATTGTTAGTAGCATAGTGTTGCGTTTTAAAACTTGAGTAAAAAACCTGTCAATCTCCCGACTGTCAGGCTGCCGGAGCGCCGCCGGCTTTCCAAACATTATCACATTGGCGCTAGAGTCCCGGTTTGTTTCCGGGTGGTCGCGGATCAGCCAACCACTACCACCTGACATCGAGTCGTCAGGAAAAAGAACTATTTGCTGTTTTAATAGAGCTGAAAAAGAACATCGTTGATGTCAAGCTGCTCATACTCGTCTTCAAGCATGGCCATGATGCAGATCCGTTCCACTTTGAGTGCTTTATATTGTCGGTTTACAGCCAGCATTGCATCCCACATTGCCGGGTATTTTTTTTGTAGTCTCTGGAGGGAGTGCATTTCAATAGCGATCTCATCCACCCTATCAATCATTTCATTGATTATTTCAAAATTCAGGTCCATAGCAATGGCTTTTATAATTTTGCAATCTCATTTACGTGCAGACGGATCTTTCTGAATGACTCACGAGACTTATCCCAGTACGAGGCAATCCAGAAACCTTTTTCGCTTTCGACGATCAGCGTGAACTCATGATGGCAGTTAAAAAAACGTGACCTTACAATTCGACCAGGAGAAAGGGTACCGATGCTTGCCGGATCGTGAAGACCGGAACCTGATCCTTTGGGGATTAGCTCGAAGTCAAACATCTCAACCCTCATGATTTTACCTTTCTTTTCGCTGTAGTAAGAGCATATCCAATCCGCAATGGGACTGTGATAGAATTCAGGACCGTAGTTCGCTCGGATCAGTTCATCAAGCTCAGGATCTACCTCAATAGGATTGAAACGAACAGACTCTAAAGCTTTGCTTTTTTCCAGGACAATAAGATCTGGAGCATCTAGATTTCCAGCTTTAAAAGCAGCGAAAATTCCGGGTGTAGATTGGTTTAAGTGCATATTATATCAGATTTAGTTTATGTGCAAGAATGGCAAGTGATGGCTTACGCTCGACACCGGCTTTTTGTGAGAGGCTATCTTTATGGTTTCTAAGGGTGTCCTGGCTGATGTTAAGTTGGTCACAGATCTCCTTGTCAAGGAAACTTTGACCAATCATCTTCAAGACTTCAATTTCGCGCCGGGTTGCAATACCATTTGAGAGTAGCAGAGAAGTACATAACTTTCCCTCGTAAGCGCAACTACCTCTACGGCCACAATCAATGTATTCAGCGGGCTGTATCAATCCATCTACGCTGATATCAGCCTGGTAATCAAACCCACCAAATCTGCAGGCGATATATTGCCGTATCTGTTCGTTCTGATCTGTGATATCCCAGTCTGCCAAGGCCTTTAGAGCCTTAGGATTAGCCAGCATGTCGTTTTCAACGACTTCGATAATGTGGCTTGGAATCTCGGTAAAGGAGTACCGGCTTCCCTGGAACAAGCATTCTACTTCATGCTTATGAATGAAGAACTCCACTGCATTGTCTACCAAGCCTGGAGGAAGCTGCTGTTTTTTGTCAATCAGATTCATGGTTTGATTTCTTTGATCTTGCTCTTGATCTCTGCTATCTCCTGCTTGTATTCTTCGATGACCTGCAGTGTTGCCGTTATGATTTCCTGCTTAAAGCGAGCCGGGTCTGTAAGAACTTTTTGAACAGCATAGTAGGAGTATCCGGTTTTTTCAGCAACCCGACGCATTCCCTTTTCGGGTAAAGCCTTTCTTAAGGCGTCTAATTCTTTCTTTTTTAACATGGCAGTTATATGCGATTGTCTGTGTCTAGTATGTGACTGATATTTGTCTAACTTTTGTCTAGTATTCGACTGTCAATATTTAGTATTCAAAAGTCAATATTAATACTGACATAAACAAGCATGATCCATTCAATAGTAAATCAGATACACGAAAACACACTCATTAGATTGACTTTCAGTATGATAATTTTGTCATATGTCAAGTAGATCGGGAAAACAGTTAGGAGAAATCCTGAAAGAAGCACTGAAAGAGAAGGGTTTAAACCAGTCTGCTGTGGCAAAAAAAATGAATGTTAGTAAGCAGGTAATAAATCAGATTGACCGACGGAAGTATTTTGATTTAGATTTTCTTGTAAAGTTTAAAGAAGCTACAGGTCTTGATTTCACAAGATATAGTACTGCGAAATCGCTTGAAAGTGCAGAGGAAGTAAAGGGTGATTATGCATTGAATAGTCAAACCGTGGAGATGTCTTTAGCTATCAAAATCAGAGCTCATCACGATGAAATCGTAAAGATGGGTGAACTGGTAACAGCCTTCAAGAAAGAAGCTTTACGACTAGGTTTTTCAATTAGCTAGGATGTCAATTCGAGATCGCATATGGTATGACCTTGTGGAGACCCGTGTCGGAGAGGAATATTTAACCTTATACCTAAACCGGATCAAAGCTAGGAGGAAGTGGTATAAAGTTGCACTCGTTGTATTCTCCACGTCCGGCGCTTTGGGCTGGAGTATATCCGAAAATTACCCATCGATAGTATGCGCGGTGATTGCTATCACTCAGCTAACTGAAAAAGTCCAGAATCATTTCATTATGAGTGACGACGACTTCTCGAAGCTTGGTCAGTATAGAGTCAGGTATGTCGAAAAATACAATTCATTGGAAAAGCTTTGGTACGAACTGGATCTTGAAAAGATCAATGAAACGGAAGCATTAGAACGATTTTATACGATCCGAACAGACTCATGCGAACTTGAAGCCATTGACAATAGTCTGGATTTACCAGAAGCCAAGGAGCTCGCAATTAAAGCAGAGGAAATTGCAAACAACTATATAATAAACAGAAATTATGGCTAAGAATTCAACGAAACCAAATCCACCCAGTATGCCCAAAGGCGATGGCACGAGAGCTATTGTAAAGGGAAGTCAAATCCCTAAAGGGCAAAATCCTCCTCCCCCTCCTCCGAAGAAAGTGAACTAATTTATCGGATGCAAAACCTTCCAAAATATATGATAAAGAACACAATCATGTTCGCTTTCGAACATGACACCAAAGACCAAACAAAATTGACCCTTTTAGAAAGGCAATTAAGAGAATACTCCGATGAAACGATGAAAAAGGTATAA